TTGTTTTTGCAAACGAAATAACGCATTGCGTAATTCTTTTACATCTTCTGACTCAATGCCTTCAGGCAAGTTTGAAAGACTATCTTCCAGGCTCATTGAACCACGCTTTCATTCCATGTTCTGTATAGCCTTGTTTATCTAGCCAATTATCTTTGTGATTTGGATTGACTAAACACCTAATTGTTTTGAAAGAATCCATCATCAAAGCAACCTTCCAAGCAGGTATTGGCGTATCAAGGTTGAGCATTATTGCCCATATCTTGCCTATTTTTTCAAAGTTCTGTTCTGCATTACCGTGAATGTTTTGACGCTCGTTGAGAATGTCATCTAACTCTTTGGACATTTGCAAACACCCCTGCGATGCGCCCTAATTGATTCGGCTGTTGCTTTATGCCCTTCTGCGCGTAACGCTTTGACAATAATGTTTGCAGAATATCCTTTGGCCCATGCATCTTCTAATGCTTTTTTATCTTTTTCTGTCAATCCGTTGATTGTCATTTGCCAGGAACAATATTTGCTATAGGGCTTTTGTTTTGACGCTAGTTCTTCTATCGCCTTCTCTAAACTCATACCCACCTCCTCGCATAGCGTAACACAAAGTATAAATGAGCAGTTTAGACTCTTGCTCAGGAGTGCTTTCCCATGGAGGCGGGAAACCTATGCCTTTTTCTTAGGCGCTTTCTTCGCTGACTTTTTAGCCAACTTATCAATCTCTACTTCTACCCAATCTGCAACCTTGCCAAATGCAGGGTCGTTCTTATCAATAGCGCGGATTGCAGGACCAACAACGCCAGCAACAGCGCCAGCAATCAAAGCCTTCCAATCAGCGTCAGGATTTACAGTATAAACAGCCACCGCAGTAATTGCGAAATGGCGTACAAATGACTTCAGTTTGTCCAAGTCTTTCTTTTGCATAACTACTCCTTTGAAGGGCGTGCTACCGCCATGACCAGTGAATAGGGGCGTTTCTTTTTATAGACCCCATCTCCGTTTGATTGTGACCCTTTTGCATCACCAGCAGTGTTGCCTTCAATGCAAACGAGTCTTTTTAGTTTTGTGTTGTTCTTGATAACAATGCCTACATGGTCGGGTTGGGCATCATCATCAAATTGGAAGAAGGCTATATCCCCTGGTTGGGCTTCGCCAATCGGCACTAAATTGCCTTTTTTTGCAAACCATTTCAAACCTGCATCGCATGAAGCAAACCCTTTTTTGGTTGATGCGGCAACACTTTTACTTAGACCCGCTTGCCCATAGACCCATGAAACAAACATGGCGCACCAAGGGTTACCGTCTAATCCATACCATTTGCCGTATTTAGTTTTATTTACAGGTACTTCTTGATTGCCTAATTCTTGTTCTGCAATGATTGCAATTTCCTCATTCATGTTTGCCTTTCTTTTTATCTACCTTTGCAAATGCTTCATTGATTTCTTGTTGGCTCAATCTACCATCATCAAGATACCCACGGGCTAGAGCCTCTATTACTGTAGCGACACCCAAACCACCTGCTAATAAAATCGCTTGTAATGTATCTATACCAACAACGCTACCCATACCTACAACAGATAAACCAGTTGCGGCAAATACCGCAATGATGCGCATGAATATATTTACTATCTTATCCACGCGTTATTTTCTTTCTACAAGAAGTCTGTAGATTTCATCTACACGCGCTTCTAATTTGCCCACCTTGTCATCAATATCTTTGACTTTATCTTTGATACTTGAGCCGCCATTGGGTTTGAGTTCTGCCAGGTAATACTTCACAAGATGACGCACGCCCATGGCAAATGCGCCAATAAGGGTAGAGATTCCTACCGCTACACCAACCCATTGTTCAATGCTCATAGCGGAAAATGATAACAGTTATGCTAGAAAATATGTTCCTGCAACATACCAAGTAGATGCCGTGGTTACTACAACTGGTTTGTTATGTGAGAAAACATCTTGCGAGCCATTAGCAGTAGGGTGATACAAAGTTACAGTAGTTGAACCAGCCCCAAGGTCAGCAAGAATTGTGTAATGGTCTGTGTTTTTATGTAAGCCACCAAGGTGTTGAAAACTGTAACCTGATGGCAAACCTGGTGGCAAAGTGATGCTGTATTGACCTGTTCCAAAATTTGTAACGGTTGTGCAACTTACTTGAATATTGTAAGTAATCATTTTGCCAACGCGAGAATATCTGCCAATAGCAGGTGTGCCAGTAAAGGCTAATCCCGTACCTGACCAGGTTGGGGTATAAGTAATAACAGGTACGCCTAAATTATTATCGGCAAAAACCACCCATTCCGTACCATTCCAGTACTTCATTTGGTCATCTGTATTTTCATAGATGATGTCCGCAGTGCGTGGGTAGGTAGGTTCTGTGGTCACATCGGGCGCAGTGAATCGTTGTGCTAATTCTAGTTTGCGCAGGCGTTGGTCTAAGTCTGAAAATAAACCGCGCAATTCAGGTGGTTGATTGATGTATGCCATAACGCCTCAGTTCGTAGTTTCTGTTAGCGTAATAGTAACGCGCTCAGGTCCTGCTTCACCTGGTTGCACTGACAAAGCCACAATGCGATATACCGCATCAAGCGTTTCAGGGAAGCGTTCATCTGTAATTATTAGGCGTGCATCATCGCCAATTCCATAGGTTCCAAACTCAGGAGTTACATAAGCAGGCACAACAATTTTGATAACGGTAGGAGGATAAGACAAAGCATTGACTGCGCCCGTTGCTAGTTCTTGCAACAAAGTTGTGTCAGTAATATCCGAGTAATTTACTTGGTCCTCTAGGTATGCCCAACCATCAGCAAATTTTGTTGCATCTTCTGCATATTCAAGCAATTTGCCTTCATTAGAACCTGCACCTACAGCCCAAATAATGTTTGCGGCTAAAGGTCCATCTTCAGGATATTCGTACTCAACAATGTTGCCAGCAGGGAAAATAAACACAAAGGCTTCAGGGTCGTTGATGTCATAAACCGTACCGCTTCGTGGATAACCAAGAACAAGGGTCTTGATAGGTTCTTCTGTTATTGGGTCATATTCAACCTTTATGTTGAAATCAAAACCATCTTCTGCCCGCGATAAGTCTTGAATAGCAGGATAAACGCCCTTGAGTTCATAATCATAATAAATGCGGTCAATAAGAACGCCTGATGTTTCACTTCCAACAATTACGCCAATATTTCCATACACGGGAGTTTGAGCATAATCAATTAGTTCTTGAGCAATAGTAAGTTGGTCCACGCCTTGATATGCAAGAGTTGTGGCAATGCGGCGGCGTTCAAAATAAGATTCAAATTCACGGGCTGTCAAACTTAGGCGTTGTTCTGCGCTGTTGTAACTTCTGCCCCAAATAACTCCGCCCCAAACAAGGGTTCCGTTTCTATCTACATAAATGGCAGTTTTGGCAGGAATAGTAGAAGCATTGACATTGAATTGTTCTGTTGCCATGCCCGACAAAAGCAAATGGCCTTGCAGGGTTCCTGCTTGATTGAGTTGCTGTGTAAAAACTACGCCCGTGAGCGGTAGTTCGGCAATGATTTCATTTGTTAGAAGGTTGGCAAATAAGTACCGATATGTGGTGGTCATTGCCAACCTTCCTTACAAATTACGCGCCAGCGATAGCGGCGGCTTCTTCTTCCGTAAGCCCAAGTTCCGCAAGTTTAGCAAGCGCTGATGCTTTTGCGGCGGCTTTGGCTTCTTCAGCCGCTACGCGAGCGGCTTCAGCCTCAGCAAACGCGGCGGCATCTGCTTCCCGTTGCGCAATTTCTTCTGCCGTGAGTTCTACTTCGGTAGTAACTCCCGTAGAACAATCAACTACGAGTTTGGTTGGCATTGTTTTCCTTTCTTAGTTATCAGACTGTATTTTTGATTCCGTATAAGGTGGCGTTAGTATATTGAACAAAACTGTTTCCGCCGTAAGAAGTTAGTTTTATACTTGTAATTGCGCTAGTTCCTGACCAGTACGCAGCAGAGACAACTGCTCTTGCTTCAGTACCATTATTTTCAGTAACACTGTCAATAGACATTGACTTAGCGCTACTGCCAGCATAATTTGGAATGTAAATTTCGCTGTTCCCAAAAGTGCTAGCCGTGGAACCAGCAGCATTACCATAAGCATAAGGTTTATTGGAACCTAAATCA